TGAGTTTATTGCACCCAATGGTGATGGAACTACTAAAAGAGAAATGAATCAATACTTTCAACGACTTGCACAAGACTTTGGAACTACTGGTTTAAATGGGGATTTAGTATCACCATTATCCTTAGAAGTAAGTTGTGCATCTTATAGTAATTGTGATTCAACAAAGTGGAGATTGAAACCTGATCAATCATTAAGTTCTTATGGTACAGGTTTTGCAATGGAACTTGTATCACCAGTATTACAAGGTTGGAACGGTGTTCAACAGTTACAGCTTATGTTGAAAGCACTTGAACATATTGGTGCAAAAGTTAACAAATCATGTGGGTTACATGTTCATGTTGGTGTTTCAGATTGGAAGATCAAAGAATTTAGAAACCTTTTCAAGCGTTACATTAAGTTTGAAAGTGCAATTGATTCTGTAATGCCAAATTCTAGAAGAGGAAGAAACAATGAGTATTGTATTCCAATACTTGGGATCACTGGATTGAAACAATCATTTGAAGCAATTGATGATTGCAGATCAGCTAGACAAATTTCAAGTTTGTTAAGAACTAGATATACAAAACTAAACATCAAGTCTTTTTGGAAACACGGAACTGTAGAGTTTAGACACCACAGTGGTACAACCGATGTAGAAAAGATTATGAACTGGTTGAAGTTTTGTTTGACAATGTGTCAAGCAGCAGATCAACACAGAGCAATCAAGGTGAAAGAAAATGACAACCGATTGGACTACACAGATAAAATTGCACTCATGTTAAAGGGTTTATCAAAGGTCAAGAATTCATTGGTTGACAATGATGTTAGGAAATACTTTATTAAAAGAAGGAGACAGTTATGTACAAGTTAGAGTACGTTGTAAAAGGTGGTGGTATCTTACGTGGTAAGACAAAACAGGACATTGCATTTGCATTGTACGAACTATCTCTTGCACCTAGTGATACTTTCCAACAGTGGATGGTTTCTACATGCAAAAGAATACACACACAGTTTGGTTGGAATGTTTCCAGTGATTCACCTGATTCATTTGTTGATGATCTAGAGTTGCATGGTTTGATTCAAGAGAAGGTGGTGTAACTATGTTTTACTTTGCCTATGGTGCCAACCTTAATCTAGAAAACATGAAAGGAAGATGTCCAAATGCTAAGAAGATTGTAAAGTTTACTTTGCAAGATTACAGATTAGTTTTCAAAGGTGTTGCAGATATTGAGTATCACAAAGGTTCAAGTGTTGAAGGTGTTCTTTGGGATATTACAGATAAGTGTGAACATGCACTGGATATCTTTGAAGGGTTTCCAATACTCTACAGAAAAGAATATTTCACTATCAAAATGACTGGACAACTAGCACATGATTTTGGAAAAACAGCTGATGTTATGTTTTACACCATGAACAGAAGTGAATATGGTGAACCTATGAAATCATACTTTGATTGTATTCTGCAAGGGTACATTGCAAATGAATTAGATACAGACTACTTATGGGATGCATTACTTCATGCAGAAGACAACCATTCTTTTGGTTCTTATGAATCTAAAAGTTGGAGATAACAGCCATTTTACCTATACCTAAACCATTAACCACCCTCACAAAATTCAATAGAGGACACCTCAGAGGGTGGTTTTTAGGTATTTTAGACAAAATAAGTAGTATTTAATCAAATTCCCTTTTTCCTGTATCAGGCACCCAACCCTTAGAAAATTCCTCTTGACTCCCTTTTTCAGTCATAGGACGGTAATCATATAACCTATCTACTTCCTCTTGTTCCATGCCTAGAATGTTTATGAGTTCTTCATCTGTGTAATTATGTTTATCTTTCATTTTACGAACAATATCAGTCATAGGTATAATCCCATGATTGCCACGTGCCCTGTTATGAATGATTGTTGCAGCTATCTGTTGTGCTTCATCAACTGCATCTTCTAGAAAAACCACAGGCACAAAACCATCTGTTAATTGAGCAATATCTGGATCAGCAGATACAGTCCACCTATGAAAACCATCTACTATTTCAAATGACTTACGAATGACAATTGGTTGTGTCCACCCACAAAGTTTGATTGATGTTTTTAAAAGTTCTAATTCTGTTGGTGCAACCCTATTAGGATTGTAGTCATTTGCTTTTAGCTTTGATCTTTCAACCCATTGCATTTGATTTATAGGTTGATTGTCTTTACCCTTTTTTACCATATCTTTCCTCCTCATATGCTTTTTTACTTTGTAAATACTTTTGATTATCTGCTGTAAAGTTCGGTATCTTCCTGCCTTTGAAATCTCCACGCATTGCAATACGAAGAAGAAACTTCCAACCAATACCACTTTCATGGTGGTGTGTTGACAAGATTGGATCAGATGTTTTTTTATTATGTACACGTATAAAATCGTTTATAACTTTAGCTATTTTTGATTTATGTGGTTCAGGATGTTTGTCTAGAAAATATTGGATAAATTCAGGCCATGATGTATCTTTTGGTTTATCTGGTAATCCACCAAAAGCATAAAGTTCTGTATTGGCGTATCTAGCTGCAGTTGCACTCCCTGGCACTCTACTTTGCATTTTATCCCACAATTCTGGGAAAGCTATTGAATATTGCCAAAGACCACGCATTGGTTCTTCACCATATGGAGGTGCACATCTTTGTTGTAAGTGAGTCAGGCCTAGCTTTTCTAATATGTCATAGGTAATGTTGTAATCCCAACCAAACTTTTGTGGCGCAGTCCAAACATCAACTGTTTTCATATCATAGATGGGGCAAACCTTTACAACATTTGCTAATGCAGTTTTGGATTTTAGGTTTATCATATAATCTTCATACCTTTTGCCACTTGTTTGTAGTATTGTTCTGTACCTCATCAAACTTTCTTCTGACCTTATTCCCATAATTACACCAACCTCACCCCATTCCTGTGGTGGGAATAACAAACCATTACATTCTGGAACTGATGGTCTTTCTTCTTTTTTTCTTGGAAACATTGGAAAATCATCAAGACCAAGCACAGATTCATGTGTTGGATATGGTCTTGTCCACTTGTCTTGATCTTCTGGTGCCCAAGGATACCAGAATGGGTGATTACGACTACATCCATTTCTGTGTTTTACTGGTAAACACAACCAGTTCATTTTTACTTCTGGAAGGTCTGCAACTCTTGCAACATAATCAATTGTTTCATATGGGATTGCTTCTTCATCAAAGAAATAAACATGCAAAGGTAATTTGTTTCTTTCCTTTGCTACTTGTAAAGCTAAGTTAAGACACACAGTTGAATCTTTTCCACCACTAAACATAACAACAACATTATCAAAAATGTCATATGTTCTATTGATTCTTTCTATTGCTAAAGTATAGACATCTTTGTCTATATCCTTTTTTTTGAATACTTGGCTCATTTTTTGTCCTCTGACATGCCCTCTATTGCATTTTTAGAAGGTGGTTAATACCTTTAGACCCCCCAAAATCACCCTTTTCCGTGATCTATGTAAGTTCTGTTAAGCATGGGGTGGTTTGTATCTGTTGGCCCAAAGTCTGAATCTGGGTGATAAGCAATGATATCCATAAAGTTTTCTGCAGTCCTAAAGGAATGTACCTCACCTTCTTCTAAACAAAACATCATGCCTTTTGATAAATCTTCTTCCCAACCTGTTCTTTTTCCATCAGGTTTTTGGAATGCTTCACCCTTGCCACCAATAACAATGCCCATTCTAATACTTGGGTGTAAATGTTGTGTCTGATCTATGCCCATTGGAAAGTGTAAATAGTTCAAACACGGATCACCAAGTCTGGGTGGCATTATTAATAAACTATCAGTACAACCATCAATATATGAAAGTCTTCCATGATCTTCTGATTGACCAAGCATGTTAATTCCTTGAAATCCATAACGAAGAATCCAAAACATTTGTCCCTCAGATGAAAGTTTTTTTGCAGTTGTTTTATCTTTTGTATCAGTCTTTATACTAAAGAAATCACCTGCACCTGCTAACCACTCTCTTCCATCTGACTTAATTAGATATGAACCTTCTGTTACAAAACCATATAAATTACCGATTGTTGGTTCTAGTTCATAATCATCCTGTATTGAAATCATTTTTGTCGGATACATTGTATTGACCTGATCTATTTCTTCTGCATGTTTTGGGTTTGGTATTAATATCATAGTTTTCTCATAATAAATAAAAGAGCATTGCTCTTTGTTTGTAAGTTTTCATTATCTCTGACCTTTTCAAGTTTTTCCATTATTTCTTCTCTATCTTCTCTATCAAGATAAAAAGTAATCGGTACTAATTGTGTGAGATCACTTGCATGATATCCTGCTTGTGGTTCTTCAATATTTACATCGCTTTGTGAATCATCAAACTGTACAAAATCCATTTGTTCTGGTTGGAAACCTGCAACCTCCATGCCAGTAAGTTTATCAAGTTCTATCTGTAAAGTTTTATCTTCCCAAGTAGTTAATTCACCAACCTTGTTATCAGCTAACCGATATGCATTTATTTGATCTTCACTATCTTTATAAATTTTGCATGGAACTTCTTCCATACCAAGTTGTTTTGCTGCAAGTAATCTTGTATGGCCTGCAACTACAACATTATTTTCATCTATTACAATACATTGTTGAAAACCATGTTGCTTGATAGACTTAGCAACTTCATTAATTGCTGTTTCTGAGATAACTCTTGGATTTTGAAAGTATGGAACTACTTCATCAGTCTTTTTATACAAAATATCCATATTGGGTGATTTTAGACAAAAATTGGGTGTCTGACAAGCCGTCTATGAACATCTTAGACACTGGTTAAGGGTCTAGGTATCGTAAAAAACCACATTTTAAGACCAATGTGGAGGTTGAATGACATCATCATAAAAGGTATCAAACTGTTCAAATATACGTTTCTCATTATTAAACTTAAATTTTGCAGAACCAATCTTTCCGTATAAATCTTGTTCACGTATCTTTCTTGTAATAACTTCACTGGTGTTATCGTCAAAATCTCTATGCACAGTCAATATAACATCACTTTGGTTATTCCAATGACTAGCACCACTTATATCATAAGCAGTTGGTGGTGTGTATCCACCATCACCCATTTTCTGCAATTTAGTTGGGTGAGCAACAACCCAAAAAACAATTTCATGCAATCTTGCAAACCTTTTACATTTAGAAATAAAATCTCTTATATGTTCATCTTCTCTTTTTCCACCTGAACGTACTGCACTCACTTCATTGTATGGATCAACAATAACACCATTACAACCATGTTTTAGAATTGCTCCTTTACTGATCTCCAATATCTTATCTATACTTGGAACTTCTTCTTTGGTTTCTATAAAGTAAAAATGTTCATCAAGAAACTGCATTGCACTTTTTAATTCACTTGTTGACATTCTATTTTCATCACCAATGTCAAATGGTTTTTCATTAATCATCTGTACCATTCTACGTAAATGCATTTGTGTACTGTGTTCTGGTGAAAACAAGGCAAATTTCCAACCATGTGTTTTTGCAAGTTTTATTAAAATCATATCTAAGAAATAAGACTTACCATGATTTGGAATACCAGTAACAGTGTGAAAAGTTCCCTTCATTATTTTGTAGATTCTATCTAAGTTGCTGTATCCAATCTCTATAGGTTTTACATAATTACCATTATAAAGATCAAGCACTGCACCTGTATAATCACCACTTTTGTACAATCCATCTACAGGATATGGAACTGCATTTGTTATTACTTGTCTCAATCTATCTTCACCATGTTTAACCAAAATATCATTTGCATCTTTACAATCACTTGGTCTTTCAACATACCAACAGATGTCCTTACCAAATCTGTGTAATAGTTCTTTGTGTAAACTTTTACCTGCAGAATCATCATCTACAAACAGAATTACTTTCTTAGCTTTTATATTACTATTCTTCAAAGCTACAAACCTTTTATCATCATCTTTAAGATTTGCATTCTTTGGTGCACCATCAGGCAATGTTGTAACATTTGTGTAACCTATCTCATATAATGACAATACATCAATCTCACCTTCTACAAAAATAATAGTATCCTCACCATGAATATTGTTGTAGTTATATAGACATTTTTTTGCATTTGGAGATTGTTTGAATTTCTTATCTTCACTTCTATACTTTACATTTACAATGCCATTGTTAAGGTTGTAATAAGGAAAGGCATACCAATAATCATTTTTGCCTTCTGCATATATACCCATTTCATCAACTGTTTCTTTACTTATACAACGTTTTGCAAAGTAGCTATACAATTTAGAAGATTTACTAGGTTCTTTAGGTACTACTGGTGGTACATATATTTTTTCTGGTCTGTTGATCTTTGTTTGTGCTTTCCATCCAGTGCTTACATTAAAACCACCAGTGTATTCACAATGATGACAAAACCAAACACAATTGCCTGTAGATTCAATAGTTAAAGCTAGAGGATTATCATTTGGATTGTGGTTATGTGGTTGACAACTTGGACACTTTATCTTTTGTGTTCCAATTTCTGTGTTTCTAGGAATAATTCCTTTTTTTCTTAATTCATTTTCAATATTCATATTTTACCCCGCTAAGTTATTTAATGATCTTTTTTTGATTGTTATATCTTGGTTTTCATAGTCTTCATATCTTTTTTGATTTAACCACGTTGATGGGTGTGGTATAAATTTTTCCTCAGTCCTGTTGTTCTTTGTTTCATTTGCAAATCTAATTGTACAAACTAGTAATTTCTTTTTTTGATATTTTTTAACAACATTTAACCATTTAGTGTATGTATGCGATTTGTTAACCTTTCGTGGATATACGTCCCAAAACTCTAAAAAGTCTTGGTCATACTTGTCCTTAGTTTCTTTATTATTAACTTTAGTATCTACTTTAGTATTATTGGTCGTGGACGTCCTAACGGTCTGGACATCAGTGTCCGTACCCATATTTATTGTATATAGGTTGCTAGTTCCTATCCTTTGTTCAACAACCAACAAACCAAGTTCTGATAATTGCTTAATACACCTTCTAATTGATCTATCAGAAACACCAACAATTTTTCCCAAATGTTTTTCACTTGGGTAACTTTGATTGTTTTCGTTTGCATAGTTGCAAAGGATCATCAACACTAGTTTTGATGTTGGGTTTGGTATCTGTTTAGTTATACACCATGAAAGAGCTTGAATAGACATCCAGACATTTTGGGTTATGTTGGACAAAAATGCAAGTCCTACAAATCATAAAAATCGTTTGGGCAAACTTCTCCACCTGTTGCAACAGTTATTTTTTGCATTTCTGGTTTTCTTGGTATTCTTTGACCATTACACCATTTATCAATAGCACCCTTACTAACAAGTGTATCGTTTTGTTTAAGATAGGTAACAAAATCTTCATGTGTCAGACCTTCTTTTTTTAACCATTCTGAAAGTTTCATAAATCTAGTCTATCATAATTTTGCAAATCACCCAATATGTGCTACACTCCTTCTATTGAAATTTGATATGAAAAGGAATAACAAAGCATTTGAGCAATATGGTATTGAGTATATCAGTCCATCTGCTCTTAATAAATTCAGAAAAAATCCTGCTAAATGGCTTGTCAATATTGCAGGTTATAGAGAAAAAATATTTTCACCTGCTATGACGTATGGGATTGCTGTAGAGCAGGGTATCAATATGGGTGTAATGACAACAGCACCTATCCAAGAATGCATAGATTCGGCTCTACGTGAGTATGACAAGATTTATAAAAGTATTGAAGAACATAAAGCAGATTATGACTTTGCAAAGTGTTTGGAAAAACAAATGACACTTCCAGAGGTTCTAGATAAGATCATTCCACTGTATAGAAAATTTGGTAAACCAACTGCTATACAAGAATGGGTTGAAGTGTATCTTGATCTTCCTATACCACTTAAAGGAATATGTGATTACTTATATGATGATTATGTACGTGATCTAAAAACAACAGGGATACAACCAAAAGAAGTCAAAACAGATTATTTAAACCAGTTAACAGTTTATTCTCTTGCCACAAGCAAAACCCCACATGTTGATTATGTATATGTTACCAAGCATAAAAGGGAGTTGATAAGTTATAAGATAGAGAATACAGAAGTTTATGTGAAAAACATTAGAAGAATTGCGATGAAGATGTGGCAACTGCTTTCATTTTCTAGTGATATTCATGAGGTTTGTGCAATGTCTTGTCTTGAACCAGACATTTCAAATGAAGACTTTATGAATCAATGGAGTGCAACCGAAATAAAGGGTGCACAAATATTATTTGATATGAAAAATTGAGGAATTGATTATGAATAACTTAATAGGCGCTTTATTAAAAGCACAACAGGAAATAGTACACGCAACCAAAGATGGAACAAATCCATATTTTAAAAGTGGTTATGCAACTTTGGAGCAAGTAATAAATACTGTGAAAGAACCGTTAAACAATAACGGTATTTACTTTCAACAAAACAGTAGTCTAAATGAGCATGGTGCAGTTTGTGAAACCGTTTTTTATGGACATGATTCACAACTAAGTGCAGGTATGGTTTTTGTACCTGCTGATAAGCATGATCCACAAGCATTTGGAAGTGCTTTAACCTACGCACGAAGATACTCTTTATCTATGGCATGTGGGATAGGTTCTTCTGATGATGATGGAGAGAATGCTATGCAAAGAGATAAAGGCAAATACAAGATGATCGGTCATGGTGGTAAAGTTGTTTTATCACGTGATAGTGTGGAAGAATATCTTAAAGATTGTGGAAGAATGCTCAAAGATAACAACAATGTTATGACAAAAAAAATCTACAAGCTTAACAAAGATACAATCCATCAAGCACACAAAGATAGTGATGGTGAGGTGAAAGATTCATACGCTAGATTGATTGAACTGTATGAGGGCAAAACCAGTGAGTAAAAGAAAACCAACCATGCATGATTGTATTTATATGGCAATGTCTAGAGGTCATTGGTGGACACCAGAGGAACTCAAATTCTTCATTGCCAACAACTTTCAAAAGTCTTGTGGTGAAAGTGGTTTGACAGCAGGAATGCGTGATTTTCGTAAACAAGAGTATAGGGAAAAATATAAATTACCTTTAGATTGTGAAGTTTTAGAAAAAAAAAGAGCATATGGAAAAAGTAATTTATGGAAATATAGATTGATAATAACTAGGAGTAAAAATGTCTGAATGGGAAAAAAAAGAAAAAGAGGGAACATTACACATTGATGGTAATGCCCAGATTATAAGAAAAGGGAGTGTGTTATGGAAAAAAGCCACTCCAAATGATACGAAAGATGAAATGAGATATCTAAGTATTATTGAAAGTGAAAACAACAAAGGTGAAAAGAAACTTGAACTTGCTATGTCAGTCGGTCTTATATTTGTTAACAACAACAAAATAGACAAAGATAGTCCTGATATAAGTGGTGGAGTTACCATTGATGGAGAACGTTACAAGTTTTACGGTCGTAAAAGGGAAAGCAACAAAGATGGAACACCATTCACTGCATTTCAACTTGTGAAGGTTGAAGAAAGTGTTGCAAATGAAAATGATGATCCACTTCCATTTTAGGAGAAAACAATGAGTGAAAAAAAAATAAAATTAGTAAGTAAAAGTAAAGTAACACCAACTGATAGTGCACTTACAGATACGCAATATTCAATACAGATACCAAGAGAAAAACTTCTTGCATTGGTTGAGTTATGTAATGATCTTAGAAGGACACATAACTGTATCATGGAGTGCAATGATCTTTGGATGTCAGATGTCAAAAACATAGATAGAACAGTACACGCAATTGTTGATATACTTGATCTGGAATATGATTCAGAAAGTTATGATTACGTACTGAAATGGCAAAAAGATTAGTTGATAAAGAGCATTTACTAAAAGTATCAAAAAAACCCTGCATGATCTCAAAAGCAGGGTTTTACACACATAAAGGACCAATTCAAGTACACCACCTATTAAAACCATCTGATGGCAAACGTGGTTGGGGTTTAAAAGCAGGTGATGATCAAGTAATACCATTATGTATGTTTCACCATCAGGAGTTACATACAAAGTTTGGTGATGAATATAAATTCTTTAAACACTACGGTATGAAAGAAACTGCAGGTCAAGAGTATGCAAAAGAGTTGTATGAGAATAAAGACCTTGAAGATGACGATTTGCCCTTTTAAAAAAGTTGCTTTTTTTTGTCCTAAGGGGTTGCAATTATAAACAGGTTTGCTATTATAAACATATGAATATTGAAAACGGAGTAAAAATGAAACTAAATGTTAATCTAGAAAATATGTCAACTGATGAAATGGTTGAGAGTGTAATGCCTACATTGTTGGAAGCAATGAAGAAAAAAGCTTTTGTTGATGGCTACAATGCCAGTGATATAGAAGCTCTTGGTCTTGTTCTTTCAAAAGCTATGAAATGGGATACTCTTAACATTCTTGATGTTACTAAAGAAGCTCTTGAGGATTCAAACTTCAACTTCAAAAATACTACAGTTGAGTTTGTAGATAAGTGGGGCGACCTTTCAATCAAGAGGTCTTAATGATGAATACAGTATTATTAGAACTAATAGAAGATTTACAAAGGAAGTATTGTAATCTTGATTTGATGTATTGCACCTTTCAAGAAATGGAAGATGAACTTGATCAAGATGATTGGGAACTTCTATGCTACGTTATGAAATATGGAAAGAAACCGACAATTCACTAGTACGCAAACTGAGTGATCGTGTGGCACTGTACCTCCAAATACTAAATGCAGTGCCATACACTTTGAGGGATTTATATGATAAAGATTGAAAAAAATATACCTTTACCTAGTAAGCACAAAAGAGCTTTACGTGAAGAACAAAGAAAAGAATTATTAAAATTAGAAGTTGGTGATTCATTCATTGTAAAAAATGTATCAGCTGTTCAACAATATTTAAGAGCAGGTAAAGATGAAGGTATGATTTTGACTTCAAGAAAAAATTATACTGGTCCAAGAAAAGACCAATTTAATTTTAGAATGTGGTATGAAAGACCAATGACTGATGTTGAACTTGCAGTACACAAACAAAAACAACTTGAATACAGAAATAGATATAAAAAACCAACTGTAAGTAAATCAAAAGTAAATGGAAAAGAAACAGAAACAAAAGTACACGACACTTGTTATGGTTGCAATGAAAATATCTTATTGATTGCAGAATTGAAAGCAGAGAATAAAAGGATTGTTGAGGATATGGAAAAGATCAACAAAATTATGCAAGAAGAAAATGTTGGATGGAATAAAGCCAAATTAAATTAAAGGAGAAAATTATGTTGGATAGAATTATGACTGGTGATGAATTAAAAAAACTACGTTCAGAGTATGACGTTACACAATCAGAGTTAGCTAGTTATCTTGGTTACATTTCTAATGGCAAACCTAATAGATCAATGATTGCCAGATTTGAAAACAATCATGCTGTAATAAACCCAAGAATAAGCAGATTGATACAAAATTATTTTATGGAATTCAATAGGGTTGAGGAGTTTGAGCATGAACCACAATAAAGAAGCAATACGTTTAAAAAAACTAAGAGAAAGACAATTCAAAAGAATAAGAGGTACAAGATGCCAAGTATGTCATTCTACGAACTGGGGATATGCCAGAAACACTGGTGAATTTTATTGTATTGACTGTAATCATTTATGGGAAGATGAAATATTAAAATGGGCAATGCAACCAGTTTTGAATGCAGATAAACATGTTAACAAGTTAATCAAAGACCAACAGGAAAAAGAAAAATGACACAATATACAGATAGAGTGATTGCTCAAAGATTAAAACTAGAACAGGAAGAAGAAAACAAAAAGATTGCATGGTATGAAGCAAGAAATGAGTATATTAAAACTGTTTTCAAAGGTGGCATAGTCAAAACAGAATATTCAGATAAAAGAAAAAAAATAAGAGTGTATTGCTCTAAATGTGGTGAAGATGTTTCATTTAAAGATATTTCAAGACATACATGTGAAGTATGAGCAGTTTGATAAATTTTCCAAGTAAAAAATACAACATAATTTATGCTGACCCACCTTGGCAGTTTAAATATCAATCAAAAAAAAGAACCGAAGGAACTTCTAGTGATCTTAATATTAGAGACCCACAAAAAGAATATGCCTGTATGAATATTCAAGATATTTACAATTTACCTGTAGAAAAAATTGCAGACAAAAATTGTGTGCTTTTTTTATGGGTAACATACCCATTGCTTAAAGAAGGATTACAAACTATAGAAGAATGGGGATTTACTTACAAAACTTGTGGTTTTAGTTGGGTCAAAAGAAACAAAAAAAAGAATAGTTTTTTTTGGGGTTTAGGATATTGGACAAGGGCAAACAATGAAATTTGCCTTTTAGCTACAAAAGGTAAGCCACAAAGAGTTTCAAAATCTGTGCACCAGATTGTATTTCAACCGATTGACAGACATAGCAAAAAACCACCGATAGTAAGAAATAAAATAGTTGAGTTGTGTGGTGATTTACCAAGAATTGAACTTTTTGCAAGAGAAAAAACACATGGATGGGAGGTTTGGGGAAATGAAGTATTTTAAAGAACGTAAATTTAGTTTGTTTAATTATATGTGCAACATACTATATGATTTCTATGAAAAAAATAATTTAGAGCATTTATGTGCATTAGACTCTTTAGTTGTTGGTAATTATCAAAACACCAAACAATATCTATTTCTTAAAAGATTTTGTAATATTTGGGAACGTGTTGAAGCAAGAGAAAATGATAGAAGTTCTATTTGATATACTTTTTTTTTATATGTTACTTTTAGCTTTTAGTATTTTTATGTCTATGTGTTATTTACTTTTTAGAGACTTTTTTTGATTTTTCACTTGCATAAACAATATTAAGACCTGCAAGAGTACACAATCTATTTTTTTCATCTAGACCTCTTGGTGTTAATACGTATTCATTGTTTTGCAGTTTTACAAAATCTTGATCAATAAGTTCCGTTAAGTTTTCATCTGGGATATGATCTTTGAACATAATTGCAAGTATGCCACCCAATCTTTTAGTTTGTGTTTTACTTAATGGCATTTATATGTGATGCCACTCCTTCCCCTCAAATAACAATGCCTCAGCATCACGTCTACGTATAAGACCTTCTAATACTTTACCACCTGCTTTGTTCCAACGTTTTAACTGGTGTGGAACTTCTTCATATACACCATTGTTTAACACTTTAAGAAGTGTTGATGATGCAAGAGCATTACCCCCTACATTGAATGTCCAACAAACAAGAGCATCAAATTGATTCTGTTCTAGAGGAACATCAACATAATTTGACACATATTTTTCGTATGTTTTTAATTCATGTTTTAATAATTCTTCTGCTTCATGCATTGTTATAGACATATTATCCTTAACAGGTGAACCATCTTTAAGTTTCAAAGAACCGTAACCAATTGTTTTTTTGTTAGCTGCACACCTGTAACTAATTGCATTTCCATCTTCGTCAACAGGACAACCTTCAAATTTTTTAATAAGAGCAATGCCCTCTTGCGATATATTCATTTTAATAATCTCCCCAAGTTTTTGTTTTTTTGCCACCCCAATATTCAACTGCATGACCCTCTTCAATAAGCAGTTTGCAAATATCTTCATTGTTTTCCGTATATGGAATAGCAAGAATTCTTCCGAATTTGCCACGACCAAGTGATTTGATTTTTAGAGTTTGCCCACATAATTCTGTTAGTCTTGCTTTTGCTTCAAGACCTAGTTTTTTTTCAGCTAGGTCTCTAGTTCTGGATTCAGGAGTGTCTATTCCTGCCAACCTGCAGCGTTGTTTTTTTAGAAATACATTGAATCCCAAATCCAGAGTAACATCAATCGTATCACCATCAATAACCTTTTCTAAGATAGCGTTATAGACAAATGGCTCAACTGATGCTGACATATATTAATTATTGTTTTGCTTTACCTATGTTAAGAGCAAGCATCTCAATTAATTTATATAGTTTTCCGATCATTTGATCATCCTTTGGTGTTGGTGTTAAAGCACAGACAATTGATGCGGCACATACAACTCCTGTTACTATTCCCAACCATTCTCCTATCATTCCCAACATATCGTCCTCCTCTATATTGAAAGTCTAAAGTCTAGCAGATTATTGTTCTTCTGACGAATTTTTCTCATCATCATATTCTCTATAGAACTCTATTATTGAAAGTGTATCTCTTATATACCTTTTAACTTCTGCCATGTTCATTGATAGGTTTTCATAATCTTTAGATGTTAAAGAATAATAAGCAGTTTCAGGTGCAGAGCCATTGTCAATCTGATTGAGATATTCTTGCATTAGTTCTGGAGTCAATATTTCCCAATCAATATCCACAAGTTGAACTTCCATCGGAAGTGGAGGATGATACATTGGCATCGGCTCTGCTATTGTTACAACTTCAACAGGTTTACTCTGCATTAGGGGGAGCGCAGAACAACTTGTTAATGCTATAACAAAAAAACTAACTGTTATTATTTTCATCTTTGTCTTCAAATTGATTTGGGTCTGTAAGTGCAATAAGTTCATCTTTGACTTTCTTAGTGCCTTTGTTGACTATGTTTTCTATGAGTTTGGGTTTGGCAAGTGCAAGATTATCAAGATCATGTTTTGCAAAAGTGTTCTTGAGTTTATTGACCTCTCTTTGTGCTTCTTGATTTTTTGCTGTGAGTGTATTGATTTGTTCTTGGGTCTTTTGTTGCTTTTCTAAATGCTGTTTTATTTTGGTATTTTGTTCTGCAATCTCTTTTTCAAGGATTTGCGCATTTGCTTTTAATGTTGAAATGTTATCTTGGAGTCTATCAATATACCAAACTGAACCTGCTATGCTTGATAATAATAAACCTCCAAGTATTAGATTGAGTTTGAGTCCCACGTATACACCTGTAATTTTTCTTTTTTTCCTTTTGCCTTTATTGGTTTCAAAGGAATCAAATCAAATTCTATAGCATTTTCAGTTGTTTGACCAATGAGAAGATCAACACCTGCATCTTTTGTTCCACTTTCAAGTCTTGCTGCAACGTTCACTGCATCACCAATTGCTGTATAGTCAAACCTTTGTTGTGAACCCATATTGCCTACAATCGCATATCCTGTATTTATGCCTATTCCTATTTGCACAGGAGCAATGTCTTTGGATTGTAGTTCTTTATTAAGTTCTTTCATTCCGTTTTGTATGTCTATTGCACATGCAAGTGCTTTTGTTTCGTGGTGTTTTAAATCAAGAGGTGCATTAAATATGGCCATCATTGCATCACCAATATACTTATCAACCATCCCACCATTAGACTGAACTGCATTTTGTTGCACTGTAAGTGCTTTGTTCATAATATATGTTACTTGTTCAGGTTCTAGACTTTCTGATAAAGCAGTAAAACCACGAACATCAGTGAATAAAAAGGTGCAGTATCTTTTTTCACCACCAAGTCTTAAAACTTCTGGGTTTTGTTGCAACCTTTTTACTTGTCTTGGGTCTAAGTAATGTTCAAATTGTTTCTTAATTTGTTGCCTTAGTTTGTATTGTTCTCTAAAGCGTAAGTAAAAAGCAATTGCACTTGTTATGAATTGTGAGATTAGTGTCCAAGTAACATCAACTAGATAACCTTTGTAAATGAGGGTATATCCACCAGATGCCACAGAAACCATTAATAAAACACCTATACCTAAACCCCAAGTGATACCAAAAGAAGTCAATACAAGCCATGAGAGAGCTACAAAAAGCACAAATATAGCTACTTCAAGCCCATAACTCCAATCTGGAACACTTGGAGAGTTCGGTATTAAAATTGATTCTGCAAGAGCAGTTTGTATCTTATGTGGTTCTAATAATCCAACTGGTGTTGCAATTTGTGGCATTATGCCTGTTGCAGTAAAACCAACAAAAACATATCGCCCTTTTACATCCATTTCTTTTAATGTAGTTTCTTTTGTATTTACCCAAGATATCCATTTCCTGCCCAAAGAATCGGTTTTTACTGGTGCAAGACCTTGTACAGTTATTTCTTCTATACCCAGATCATTTGTTTTTACAATATATGTAGTGTTACCTGCTAAGACTTTCATAACTTCTGTACCAAATGCAGATACAAAACCATCAGGTGTTCTAAGAAGCAAAGGTATTCTTCTTACAAGATTATCTACTTCTGTTGGTGCAATTGCTATGCCTTGATTTGTACAGTTTTTTAAGATGTCTATATTTTGCACAACCCCTGTAGAATCAATCCCACCAACATTATTATTACCTATGATTACAGTTCCAGATGTTTCTGGATAAATACCTTTTCCATCTTCATACATTGCTATGACACTTCCACCGTAGCAAAGCGCATTTGCAAAATCTTGATCGCCACCAAATCTATCTTCTTGTGGAAAAGCAAGAACCCAACCTACACCAAGAGCACCTTTTTGCAAAAGTTCAATATGGATTTCTGCAAGTCTTTGTCTAGATAAAGGATAACCACCCTCATTTTCTATATCTTGTTCTGTAATATTAAGGATTGTAAAAAAACCAGATTCTTCATATTTGTGAACTAAACCGTCAAATGTTCTAAGCTTTATAACTTCTGTAAAGGTTGTTTGTAATAGTAATGGAGTGATTAATATTGGAAGTATTATGAATATTAATTTTTTCATGTTATATTTGCATCAATCTTTATTAAAGATTTTTTCATTTATTTTGGGTGGTGTCAAAGTTCAAAACCTCAAAAATGTAGCACCACCCACCTCCAAAACCAGATAAAAAAGTTGTTTTTTTTTACATCTAGCCCTTGTATTTTTGTGTGTGTTTGTTATTATAAACATATGAATTTTGAAAATAACGAGGTAAAAATGAAAGACTTAAATATAACAAAAAAAGATTTTTTGAAATGGGATTCAGAAGACTTAATAACTCATAGAAGATCAGTGCTTGACTTAATGGGTGAACAGTTTGACGAAAACTGGGACAACTTTGATGATAATTTATTTCATGTAAGACAGAATGTCGTAAATTGTATTGAAGCAGTTCTAAGAGATAGAGGTTTTGCAGTTTAAATTCTAGGGTGTAGCAATACACCCTTTTTTTTAATTCTCTTGCCTTATTCTTATAACACTACTACTTCCACCATTAATTTTTATAGTTCTTGAAACTCCATCTTGTATTAAGATTACTGTATAACTATCATCAGAATTTATATCAACCCTAGCAGTATTATTAACGCTTCTTATAATCGTTAATTTTTCGCCTGTTATAAATGTGGTGATCTGTGTATCAAGGTCTTGCCCAAAGGTTGTTCCAGACAATTGAACAGAACCAACATCTGCTTGTAGTTGATCTTCTTCTTCTTGGATTTCTAATTCATCAAGAATATCTAACAAATCCTCAAGAAAATTCACATCCAGATAATTAATATCAAGTTCAGTGAATTCCAGATCAGACTCATTATCAAGCAAATCTTCTTCAAGGTAATCAACATCAAGATCATTAAAATCAAGAATTGAATTTCCCTTACTTGTGTAAAGAGTTTCTTCTTCTACAATCTTTTCTTCTGGGGGTGAAACAATAAGAATGTTATCAATCAAATCCAAAGATAGATCAAGAATTACTGGTTTACTTGGTGCGCTTTCAAAAACAGATACAGTAGTTGCTTGAAACGGTTTATTAAGTATGACACTTCCTGTTGCTGTTATAACTTCTATTTCTCCACTTGATAAACCAAGAGCATCAGGTAAAAGAATAATTAAAGATTCACCAAGTTCGTTGACGGTTGCTGTAAAATCCGTTCCCCTGATTAGGATGTTTGCGGTTGGTGTTTTAAGAGTTACGTTTTTTTTATTTAATTTATCTACATTGCCAGAAATAAATCTGGTCGTGCCAAGAGCAAAGGTAAGAGCCATTTTAGACTTTGAAGGATTTGGGTCATAAATATATTCATTAATTAATAATTGACTATGTTCAGTGAGTTTTACAATTGAATCATCAAGGAACGTAATAGCCATACGACCATTTGACGTTATCGCTTCATCATTGCTTTGTATATCAAAATCTACAAAAGCATTTAAGGGTTCTTCCCTTATTATCTGTGCATTGCCTCTTAGTTCAGAAACATCTCCAATACTAACATCCTGTGCTTGTACCTTGATCGTTTTGGTTGATACAAATAGAAGAATTAGAAGTATTCGTAATAAGTTTAAGATAATCTCTTGCAAGTGTAGATGATTGTGTGATGTCAATATCATTTGAACTTCCGTCTAAATCTAAGTAGAAATATCCAGAATCAGCAGATGTTGTTCCTGAATAACCACTAGCTGTAAAATCTATCTCATTTGAGCTTCCATTTATATCAAGATAATTGATTGCATTTTCATAATCAATATCAAAATTTAAAATGTTGCTATCTCCTAGAATTATCCAATCCAGATCAAGATAAGAAGAATCAGCACTTTCACCAATTTCTAGATCAAACTCATTGCTTGAACCTGTAACATCAATATTCAGGTTAACGTAATCAGCACTTATAAGACCTGTGCTGTTCATCAGAATATCCATAATATTTGAATCACCATCAAACTCAAAGAATCCAGTAAAGTTATCTCCATCAATTGCATCTGATCTAAAGACGTTTGAACTTCCTATTTGGTTTATATCAAGTGTCATTGAAACACCGTCTAGGTCTAAAGCAGTCATTGTGCCTGAAACAGCAGAAGTTCCACCAATTAAGTTGGAAGAACCAAGTTGTTCAAGATCAACACTTGCTGAATTACCAGATTGATCAACATATATTTCATTATCAGCAAAAACTGACAATGATAAAAATAAAATTAAATTTAATAATTTATTCATATTTCCAGTACCCTCTTTCGTAACCTATATTTATAAGTTCTAAAACTGCACCTTCTATTGCTTTCATAAGCGCAAGAGTAGTGCTTTCATTGGAAGCAGAACCAATTTCTACTTCTACAAGTTCAGTACCCATTTCTATGAATTTAAAAACGTCTGTTGACTGTCCATAACTGTAAATTGTTTTTTGAGACATAACTTCAATAAGTATCTCACCTGTTGCAACTGAAACCATACGCAAACTTACAGTTACGGAATCTTCTCTATACTGCATACTTGAGCCGATTCCAAGATATCTTGCACCAACTCCGCCAGTTACCAAGTTACTATCATACGACACAACTGCACCTTCTAGCAACACACCTGCAAAAAGCAAAGGTGAGAGCACGTTATTATCATCTAATTGTTCTCTAGTTGATCTTATGAGTTGTCTCTCCTTTGTAAGGTTATCTAATCCAATCCTTTCAACCACACGGAAAAAATTTCCCCCTGATGCATGTTTTAAAGACCTTAATAATATTGTATATGGTGCTTGTGTTATTGCAGATGAAAAAAGAGCAAACTCACTATTACTTTTTCTTTGGCCTGTTTGATCTGTAAATGCAGTTGGGTAAACTGCAACTACTGGTTTTACTATAGGTGCTTGAACATAAAGAAGTTGTTTTGACTGAAGATTAAAAATAGAGTATTTGTTTAGTCCTTTGCTTTCAAACCTTTCAGGTCGTGTATCTTTGACAATATCAAAGATTGCACAACTAGAAAGAGAAATCACCAAGAGGCAATTCAATAACAGTCGTAGTTCCATCATTTGAGTTAAAAATTGTGAGTATTATCATACCATCAACAATCTCATAAGAAATTATATTGCCTTCTAATTCAAATGAACCTTCTGTTGACTGTGTCTCCCCAAACATGTTTTCAACAATCTGCCTTGATATCTGTGCATAAATACGACTCTCTAGGTTTCTAATGAACCTCGCTAAAGTTGTGTTTTCTGCATCTCTTTCAAGTTCATCTTGTAATGCTTTTATTTCTTCCTTAATTGTCATTTTTCGCATGTGTTCTTGGTTTTCAATCGTCAAGTAATGCGAACTGGTATTGACACCTGAAAAAGATGGAGACTTAAATTTAAAAGTTATTTGATCTGCTTGGAGATTTACACTAAGAATACCAATAAAAAGAAACACAGCAATAATACCCATTGCTATTGCAATACCTCTTTTTTCAATATTTTCCTGTGCAATCTTCAATTCTTTCTTGCTTGGTCTTCCTCTTTTTTTCTTAGTCTTTTCTTTGGTCATCTCTATCTGCCTTTGCTATCTTGTTGCTATCAATAAGCTGTGGCACTCCTAAAATAGTTTTGATTAACGTATCTTGTCTAATGATTTCATTGTCTAAGCTACGCACCCTATCTATTAATGCTACTAAAATACCATGTTGGGAATCAAGTTTTGTGCCTAACCTTTCTTCCATCGCTGTAATAGATGTATTGACTTTATCATCAACAGTATCAAGTTTTGTCTCCATACCATCAATAATTCTGTTAATTAGCTTCCATACAAAAAGTCCAAGACCAAGTGCTGCAGCTATTGGAAAACCTAACTCGGTTATGAGAGCAACTGCTGATTCCATGATTTATGACCAGATAGCTGTTGCCACAGTTTTCACTAAAGCATCTTCTCCACTCATATCTGTAGCAGAACCACCATCTTCAACGAACTTTGTAAAGTTCTTAACCTGTGTGCTTACAGAACCATCAAGACCTGCATCTGCACCTGTTCCTGATAGTGTGTTGTTATATACAACCATCAATGTTGGGTGTTTTGCATTTGCTGTATCATCGGCAGAACTATCTGCTAATGGGTAAACTTCAATTCTTTGAACTGAAACTGTATTACTTATTGCCATATCTTACTCCTCATAAGAATTTATTTTTGCCTTTATTTGTTTTTCTACATCTTCCCAGACACTAGGCAAGTAAGCGTTTGGGTTGTTTTCCTTTGCATCATACAAATCCTGTAAAAATTGTTCAACTTGTTGTTTGGTATAACTCATATTTTATCTGCTTTAAAGTTCTCTGCTTCTGTGCCTGTTGCATTAGGTGGCACACTTCCTGATCCTGCTGTAAAAGTTATTGTGTTTGATCCTGTAATAAAAGAAGGTGTTGAGCCAGATGGTGTTGAACCTGTAATACTAATAACTGTTGTTGGCGTTCCTGTTGAATAACTAAAAGTTCCAGAAGGCACGTCAAGTTTTGTATTATCACTTGAATTTACACTAGCACCACTTGGAGCAGAAATATTTGTTATTGTTCCACCTGTGATTGTAAATGTTGTTAGAAAAGGAAAAGATCCACTAGTTGCAACTGTAACTTGACAATCAAATTGAACTTTTAAAGTTCCACCATTATCTGTAATTTTAAATCTTGCTGAATCACCATTACTTAATGCAGGTGATCCAGACAAAATTGGATTTGGAGTTGATGTGGTATAACCTGTTCCATAAGTCCTAAACACAGAAGTCCCAGATGTGCTACTTCCTGTGGTATCAATATCAATAAGATTTGCACCTGCTGAAGCACCATAAAAATCAGAAAAAGATATTGTTCCAGAACTTACACCTGCTAAATTTCTAAGAGTTGAATTTGCCAAACTTTGTGGGGTTGTTACAGCAACTCCTAGTTCTTCATTGATTGATCTCTTTGGGTTTTGATTTGCACCTGCTGCTGTTCCTACAGACAAAGCACCACTTGTTGCAAGAGCCACTATGCAACCTCCTCTAATTTAGCTTTTAGTTCTTCTATTTGTTCTTGTTGTTCTTTGATAGCTTCCACTAATAACCCAACTACATTACCATATCTGATAGCTTTTATTTCTTTATCATCACCTAATTCATGGGTGGTAAATATTGCATTAGGTAAAACCTTTTCAAGTTCTTGAGCAATCAGACCTGTAGATTTTCTCCCATCTTTTTTGTAAGAGAAGTTTACACCCCTTATTTGTTTTACTTTATCAAGTGGGTTTTCTATGACTCTAATATTTTCTTTAAGAGTAATATCAGATAATGTTCCAAAAGCTGCAACATCATTAGCACAATTAAATACACCTGCTGATGTAATTTCTGCTCTTTCTACATTATTTGTTCCAAATATTAATGAATTAGAAGTTGTTGTTTTAACAGTTCCTGTTCCTGATGTGAAACTGAGTCTTCTGCTTGTTCCAGTTATTCGTAAATCAGTAGTCCCAACAACATCAACATCTCCACCTGTAACACTAAACCTATCTGAACCACTAACTGAAACTGTTAAACCTCCGTTTAAATCAGCTAATCCTGCAAGTGTAGCAGTTCCTATGTTTGTGAGGTTTCTTGAGGAATCTATGACTGTTGTACCATTTATTTGGTAAGCGCCAGATAATAAGCTAAGACTTCCACTATTTTTTAGTCGCATTTTTTCTATGTTAGTATCTACTAAAAATCTAAAATCATTTCTTGCCTGTATTGCAGCTATTCCTGTGCTGTCCTTGAGCTGTATTGTTATTGCTGTATCTGTGCTTTCAAATCTACTGTTTATATTTGTAGTTCCTGAATTAACATGAAGTGTATTTGATGGTGCTGAAGTTCCGATACCCAATCGTCCTGAAGAATCAAGACGCATTGCTTCTGAATTTTCATTAAAAAATGCTAAAGCACCTGCTCCTGCTGTACCATGTATGCTTCTTATACTTGCTTCATTATTACCACCTACTAGAGATATGCCAGCATAAGAAAGTGCTGCTGAAGTATCCGTATTAACTATTCTTGCTGAAACATCTCCTGAAGGCGATGATCCTGAAATGTGTAATTTTTCTGTTGGGCTTGTAGTTCCTATGCCCAATGAACCATTTTTAAGAGCCATTTCGGTTGCTCCACCTGTGCTTACAAATTCAAGTGTATTTGTTGTATGCACCATTTTAATCTGACCTTGTGTTTCAAGCTCTGGATCGCCTAAAAATATTCCTGAATAACCTGTATTTGGTGCATTAATTGAAATAGTTGTGCCTGAACTATTACTATTTTGGAACAATGCTGTAGTTCTTGCATTTACAGATGATAGTCCAGTTGCACTTCCACGAACTACATCAAGATTTGCAATAGGACTTGCAGTTCCTATACCAACATTTGCTGATGAGTCAATGCGAGCTGCAAATACTTTTGATGCTGTTGTGCCTACCCAAAAGTTGATTCCTAAGTTGGAGTCATTATCAAAGTTAAATAAATGCAGACCTCTTGCAGTATTTCCTGAGGCAAAAGATGTGCCTGACATACCTTTATGATAGCTTCCTAAACTTGGAGCATAATTCATAGATATTGTGTCATTCCAATCCGTTGTGATATTACCAGTGCTCGTAATAGCACCACTTGAGATAGTTCCTATGTTTGTAAGGTTTCTTGCATCAGTTATTACAGTTGTATTACCAACTTTATAACCACGAGCATTTAAATGTGAGAGTGAAGCTGTACCATATTGAGGAACACCGTTTCCATCATATTCACCTAAATGGAAATCACCATTTAAATCCATGCTTAAACTTCTTGATACTCTACCTGACCAATGGAAATTTATATTTGGACTATACTGTCCACCACTTTGTGCAGATCCTACTAAACCTCTTTCTCTAATTGAGATAGGTGAGTTTTGCCAATCATCACTATTACCACTACCACCAACAGATGTAGCAAAATATGATGTTGTATTTGTTGTTGTAGAACCAGATGCCCTTGCATCAATAAAAGGTGCTGTAATACCACCACTGCTGATAGTTCCTATGTTTGTGAGGTTTCTTGATGAGTCTATAACTGTTGTTCCTGATATACCTATAGCACCTGCAACATCTAAATTAAGTCCACTACCAACAGAATATTTATTTACACCTATTGCACCGCCAAAATATGTTTGTCTAGCAGTTCTATGAAAACGAACTCTTGGAGTAGCGTCAGATTCTCCACTTGTAGCTGCTGATTGAATATGCAAAGCACCATCATTAGCATTATCTTTATAAAAATACCAAAGAGGGTTATCATTATAGTCCCAACGCAAACCTGCTTCTTCAGAACTTAAACTAGCACCGCTACTTTCTAATTCTATCCAATTAGTAACTTTAACCCTACCACCTGCATCAACATTACCTGAAGTAGAGATAGTTCCTATGTTGGATAGGTTTCTTGAAGAATCTATGACTGTTGTTCCATTTACACTAAAACCTACCTTAGACTGAACTAGACCAGCATTGCTCATCTTCATTAAAAAATGACCATCTGTATTATTCCAAAAGTAAATTTGATTTGCGTCATGTTCTATTGATATATTTTTACCACCAGTTCTGTTAAAAGATATTTTTTTATCACTTCCAACATTATTTACTGTTATGACACCACTACTTGTTATTGCACCACTAGAGATAGTTCCTGTAGTTGTAAAAACAGGTGTAGCTGTTGTCATATCAAATACGAAAGGCGTTGTTGTGTCGCTATTCATAAACCGAATTTGACCATCATTATCAAGTCTTTTCATGTCAAAATTATTGCTACTATGGAACATTGACATAGTATTTGAACCATCAGGAGACACAGTCAAAAACTGTTGACTTGTAATATTTCCTGTACCAGTAGTTGTAATTGTTTCAGTAGTAAAGTTACCTGTATTGAAGAAAGCACAGTCAAACCTATTTGCTGTAATAGTTGCACCTGCTGTTTCAGATGAAGTTGGTATGGTTACTGTGCCAGAGGTTGAACCATTAACATTACCATCTGTTATTGTAATGCTTCCCCCATTAGTGCTTAAGATTTCAATATGAATAATGGCATCTCTAAAGCTATTTACTTGTTTGACTTGCAACTCATAAGTTCCTGTAGCAGTTTTAACAATTCTTAAATTATGTTGTGATGGATTTTTACCTGAAATAGTTGCGTTATCTGTATCATCTTGCACACTTATACTTCTTACAAAACTACAAACAAACTCTGATTTATTAACTAAAGTTACATGACCAAAATTACTTGACTGAGATTCAATAACAACTCTCATTGCTAATGCTTTAAATAAACCTGTTCCAATTGTTACATCTGCAACTTTCTTAAAGTTTGTATCTGTGCCTTGACTAACTAAATAATATTTAAAATGTCTGCCTTCAACATCTTGTGGTGTAAAACCACCAGAATCAATAAATAATGATTGTGCTTTTACTTGTCCTGTAGATGTGATAGCACCACTAGAGATAGTTCCTGCATTTGTAATGTTCTGAGATCCCATGTTGAGAGCACCAGTCATGGTGCCACCTGCTAATGGTAACTTGGCAGCAATGCTGTTTGTTAGGGTAGTATTAAGAGCAGCGTCATCATTCAAGGCTGCTGCTATTTCATTTAAAGTATTTAAAGTTGAGGGTGCACCATCAACCAGGTTAGCTATAGCAGTCGTTACATAAGCTGTGGTAGATACTTTTGTGCTGTTATCCGAGGCTGCTTGTGTAGTGGCTGTTACTGTTGATGCTAAAGCACCTGAATAAGAGGTAGCTGAAATAGTTCCTGCAAAGGTGGCGTTTCCTGAATTATCAAGGGTAAGTCTATTAGTTCCATCCTGTG